TGCTTCCACGAGGAACCATTCCAACCCTCGGAGTGAAACTTAACAAGTTCATTCTTCTCATTATAAAGAGCGAAGGTCCAATACATTCGATCACTATTTTTTTTAGTCCGAACAAGCCGACCGACAACCTTGCCATCGACATAAATATCATAGAGACTCCGAAGGGTGCTAATCTTTACAAACTTCATGACACTCACTCCGTCTTTCATCATCATGTTTATAATATAGCACCTAGGAGATTAATTGTCAATAGAAAAGTTAGTCGGACAGCTCCATTTCTGTCTCTAGGATATGCCATACCGTGTCGGTAGGCATCGTATTGACCACTAGCATAGCCTTCTCGTGGGAGGAGAAAACGTCTACGAACGATCCTGCGACGAACAGGACATATACAGGAACAAACTCAGTCATATTAGAACCCCTTGATGAACAGATTATCACCGATCTGAAAGATCACATTCTGATCGATCAGCTTCCGAACCAGACGATAATTCTTACCGCCCGGGCGCTTGCCGCCCGCATGGGCAACCGCCAGCTGACGGATGGTCACGGAACCGTTGTTCTTAGTGAAGAAATCATTGAGATTCAGCATTAGATCACTCCTTGTTTCATCATCTTGATTACATCATACCATGAGGGAGATTAATTGTCAATAGAAAAATGTAGGGTCCCGAAAAAATTTGGTGTCCAGCCACCGAAGCCGCTACCGCGTTTCAGTTTGCGGAATAATTGACGAGCAGTTGTGCCTAGAGCAATATTACTATCAAAAGTTGCAATCATTCGATCCGGTTCTGAATCTTCATGTTTTTCAACAATTTCATAACCATTAGAAGTTTGATTGTATACATACATATTAAATTCTCCTATCATTTTGAAATATAATCGGAAATTTCTACGAGATAATTTCCAGCATATGCTAATACCTCTGGATTTTCATATAAATAAATTCCGATTACTAGGCCTAGAATAAACCAAATTACACTGAACATAATCAATCTCCTTTCATTTTCACTTTAATATTTCGAATTTCATATTGGGCACGATCAAAAACTCCCTTCCAGAATATTTTTCGTTCGACGCTATCAATTGCACCTACTTGAAATTGTTCTGCATAGAGAGTTTTGATCGCCCAACCCTTTTTATAAATTTTGGTTAAGTCAGCCATTCTTATGCTTCTCCTTTCGGGAATAAGCCTTTTTGGATTTGGTAACACGCTTTCGAAACTTCGGAGTACGAAGATCCTTAGCGATGAAATTACGAGACATTAACTTTCTCCTAAGCGGCTTGCTTTTCACGAATTGAAATAAGAACTTGCTTGACACGATTCAGTGGAACATTTAGCTTACGACTTACACGATCCATGATATCCATATCATCACCACCCTTACGATAGCTTTCATGAACTGCCTTGAATAGATCATCATAATTCATATGCATAGCGATTGCTCCTTGATTAATCATCATATTTATAATATAACACCTGAGAGATTAATTGTCAACGAAAATTTTTGAATGAGTCACGATTAATTTTTTCATCTTCTAATCGTTGCCCGAAATCGGTATTGTTCATTACCGGACGATCATTGTGACCGGATGAAATTTGATCTTGAGCAGATTGTTCTACATCATACAATCTCATTCGTGATCTGTCAACCCCTATTACGAATCTTTTATTGAGTGTCACATCATTCAGACGATTTTTAAGTTGTTTAACCATAAGTTGGTTCAATTCGGCTAATTCTTCACTGGTAACTAATGCAAACATAAGATCAACAGTTGCTGGTAATCCGAACGATTCACTTGTATCTTCCAATCCAGGATCAGAATTACTATAGCCAGATCGAGTGGTTTGTGTAGCACTAACAATAGGCAAATTGAATTCTACTGATAATCCTCTTAATTCTTCCGCGATTGATTTGATATACAGATATGTATTTACATTTGAGCCATATTTCAATCGTTGAGAACACATAATGTTGAGATAATCAACATAAATGATATCAGGAACAAAGTTCCGTTTTAATCGAAGTTCATTTAATAAATATCGAATATGACCAACATTAGCAGTAGCAGTTGGATATTCTTTAATAATTAATTTACCATTAGTTTTATTACGAACTTTTTCAACTTTTCTTTCATATGAATCTTTTGTTAAGGTTTCTAAATCACTAATAGGAACATCTAATAGATTGGCATCAATACGTTGAGCAATTCGTTCTTCTGCCATTTCACAAGTAACATATAATACATTTTTACCATCCATTAGATTACTAGCTGCCATATGACACATAGCCAAAGATTTACCGGTGTTTGTGCCAGCAAGAATAATTGATAGTGTTTTCTTAGGTAAACCACCACCAGTAATTAAATTTAAGTATTCTAAATCAAAAGGAATTCTACTTTCAACTTTATGATAAAAATCAAATCGTTGTGAAAAATCTTCAATCCAATCATGACCAATATGGTGATCAAAACTAATAGACAATGCTTTACTTAGAATTTCAGGAATTGCTCCTTTTGAAAGATTTTTCTCTTGCCCATTTAGAATTTGAATAGATTTCATGATTGCATTATGAACAGCTTTTTCTTGACAGAATTCTTCCGTCTTATCTAATAACCAAGTTTCATCTTTTTCCTTTGTATTCAAATCATTCAAGTATTCAATTACATTTTTATGTAGATTTTCATTCAAAGGTAAATCATTAACAGTAATACCTATAATTTCTAAACTCGGTAAAGTGTTATATTTTTCAATATGTTCGGAAATTGTTTTAAAAAGTGTTTTTTCTGTTTCATCATGAAAAAGGTCTTCCGTAATGAACGGAAGACTTTTTCTACAATAATCCTCATTATTGATTAAGTTAGATAAAATCGTTGTTTCTATTCTCATTCTTTTCCTCTATTTTATTAAGGGATTCAATTATAATTGTTACTAAAATATCTCCTAAATAATTTTCATCTAATGTGACTTCTGTATTACCTATAATATCATATTTAAATGATAAAGTTTCTGAATCATCTTTCATAGAAATATCGTAGTATTCAATAACTATATTACTATAAGGTGATGCATCTGTCAATCGAATTATAATACTCCCTTCTTTACTTTCAAATAAAGAATATTCAAAATGATTTAAATATTTTTCAAATCCTTCATAATCAATCAATTTCTTTTTCCTCTTTGATATCGTATTCTTCGTCTTCATCCATGTCATCTTCATATGATTCACCCAAACCATATTGAAATTCTTTATTACAGGCTAATTCAAGTTTTTCCATGAATTCTGGAGTGAAGTATTTTTCAGGATTCTTATAGATAGCTTTTTCAAATGCTTTACTTCCATCTGGCATTTCAAATCGAGTAGAAACTTTCTTAATAAGACCATGTTTTTCTGCAATAGGTAATAATCCATAATAACGATCTAACCCTTTATCATAAGACAAACGAACTTGAACTGTTTTATTTTCACGTGAAAATCTAGATTTGACTGCTCTAACTCTAATAATATTACCTACAACTTCAGTACCATCTTTATCTTTTGATTTTGAAAGAAATAGAATTGTTGAAGCAGAATATTTCAATCCTGAACCACCAGACATTTCTTTAGTAGGAAACATTGAACCGACCACATCATATACATGATTAGTTACTAATAATGCAACTCCTGCTTTAGCCAATTTCAAATTTAATACTCTAAAAGTAGCTTTCAATAAGGCAGCACGAGACATATCCTTTGTCTCCTTACCTTCCATTGTGTCCTCTACTTCCTTTGTGGTACTCAATTGACCAACAGAATCCAATACCATTAGTAATGGTGGTTTCTTCTTATGTTTCATATACTTATCAAGTAATTGTAATGAGCCATGTCGGAATTCTTGAACGGTAGATGGTTCGCTTAGGATCAATCTTGCTGGATCAATGCCTCGATCTTTCATCATTTTTTTTGTAATTGCGGATTCTGTATCATTGATATTGACGCCGGCGGTTTCATCTTTTTCTAAGAAGCTATTAACAATTCCTAATGAAAAGAATGTTTTTCCTGTAGCAGGTTCTCCTGCTAGAGCTGTAATTTTATTACTAGCAATACCGCCATACATACTGCCTGAACATAATGCATTCAATGCATATGAGCCAGTATCAATCCATCCTACTACTTCAGAACTATTACCACCATCAGATAATAAAACAGTGTTATCATTATTTAATTCTTTAACTAAAGTTTTATAAAAATCGCTCATTTATTCTCCTTATACTTTTAACCAATCTCTATTTTTTTCTGGATATTTTTTTGTTATTTCATTTAGATTTAAGATTTCAAAGGTAAATTCATTTTCTACATATCGTTCTTGAACATCGTGCCAATTTTCCCAATACCAATCATGATGAATTCTGACTACTTTATTTAAAGGGCGTGCAATAAAATCATAATATTCATGCCCACAATTATCTGAATCATAAATCCATTCTTCTTCTTTGATTTTTTTCATAAAGAAATCAACAATTTCAAATACAGTTGTTTCTTTCCATTTGCCTGGATATGGTTGTCTGAAATCATAATATTCAATTTTCATTGAAGAAACTCCCATCTAATATTGCATTGACATTATCAATTTGTTTTTGAATAATAGGTCCTCGATTGGGCCAATCAATATATCGTTGATTCTGTGTTCTATGTAAGCTATTCAATAATGGTAAAACAATATCTGCCAATGCTTTAACTTTCTTATTAGCTAAAACATCTGCATATTGTTTACGTTCTTCCACTACATTCTCATTATCATAAATCAATGATAAGAGTTTGTCAACCTTTTTTTCTAGATTTTTAAGACTATCTA